ATGAGCAATAAATAATCCACACCAGGGTATTTCATCATTGGTGTAGAAGTTCTTTACCCATCCACCAATATTCTTAGCCCACTCTAATATCTTTTTATTATGAACTCTTCCTGGTATTTCTTTTGTTCCTATCAGATTAATTGCTGTTGTCATCCAAGGGAGACCTTCAATATCTGACTCTGTTTCTGTTTTTAACTTGACATCTTTTTGACTACTAAATAGTAGTGTAAATAGATTCTTTAAGGTTGTAAATAATATCTGTAGTAGTGAAAATTTTTTTAAGTAGATTTCTTTTTTCTCTACAGAATCATTATACTTAAATGCTCCAATGGTGTCAATATCTTTTTTAATGATATTAACATCATAATTAATTCCATCATATATATGATCTGGTGGTAATTGTCTCATATCCCAAGCATTAGAATAGAATGTGTTTTCAGTTCCATAGAATAATCTGGACATAGAAATCCATCTGACATCTATGAGATCCTTTTCATAAAGTGTATCTAGAACTGCTCCAGATCCATAAGCACCTATCTGATAATTTTTTATAACTTCATTGATTCCTTGGAAATAAGGAACAATATATTTATCTATTTGTTCTGGAGTAAAGTCTGTATCAACAGCAAAGAGTATTGTTGTGTGTTCAGGTTGAGATAAATACTTTGTAAATTCTAAAGCATTCTTAGCGTGTTGAATTCCGTTATTGTAACCGAAATCTGTTGACTTGCGATTAATATCTTGGTAAACAGGAAGAATAAGAAATCCTTTATCAGAGAGAAATTTATATTCTTCTAATGAAATAGTTTTAGACCTTCTTGAGGAAGCATAATAACGAATGATAACTTTTACATTATTATTTTCAAGATACTTTACAAAATTAGATGCTCTTGATGTATTTAACTTATGGTTAGTATCAATTGCATTCCATCCACTATCGTTAGTAAAATCAGATTTATAGCTCATAGGTGTCCCTTGGTAAGTTATGAAGAAGCTTTAAAATTACATGAAGAATTACATAAGAAAGGAGTTTTTCTTGGTAACTCAATTAAAGAACATTTAAATAATATAATAGAACTTGTTGATATTTATAATGTGAAAAGCATTTGTGATTATGGATGTGGAAAAGCACATTGTTGGATAAAGACGAATCTAAAAGAAACTTTAGGATTAGATGAAGTTATATTATATGATCCATGCTATGAGATATATAAGAAGTTTCCAGATAAGAAAGTTGATATGATTATATGCACTGATGTGATGGAGCACATACCAGAAGATTCTGTTGACTATGAATTGAAAAGAATATTTGATTTAACAGATGGAGTTATTTATTTTTCAATATCATCTGTATTGTCTAAAAAACAATTGAAAAAAAATGTAAATGCTCACTTGACAGTTAAAGATCAAAAGTGGTGGTATAATAAAATACAAAAGCATGTAAAAAATCATATAGTGAGAGGGATAAAATATGATCCAAATAAATTGGAAGGGTAAAATTGGTTACGGTGATATAGTTTCACCACTATGTTATGCTCATATTATTTCAAAGAAAAATGATTGTGATGTTGAATTGAATATGCATTGGGAACACGAAAGAGGTGAAAAGTTTAAAGATAATGATATTGAAACCATAGACTCTAGAATGGAGTATCTTTATCAAATAGTTAAACCAGTTAAAAGATGTGTTACTTTGAATCATAGGTTTAATGAAAAGATAAATTATAATCATAGTAATTATGATGATAGTGATAAATTTCATAATGTTTGGTATATGGAAGAAAAGTGGAAACAAGGTGATTATATTGTATTAAACACGACAGAAAAAAATCACCAACAATTTGAAGATTATGAACCAAGAAAGGTCTGGAAAGATCCGATTGGAAAGGATGGATTTTTTGAGATTGACAAGACACTATCTAAAAGATATAATATTATTAAAGTTGATTATTCTATGAAAACAGAAGATGTTATAAATCTTTATAAAAATTGTTATGCAGCAGTTGGTTATCACGGTTCAACTATGTGGTTAGCAAAATATGTAGGTTGTCCTATGGTTATATTTTCTGGTAAAAGGAATCTTACTCAATTTAGCTTTCCTTGGTCTGTTGTATTAAATGATTTAAAACATTTTAGTTTAGAAGATAATGTACAAGGCAGTAAAATTAAAATGGAATTATTAAAAGATGAATATAGAAAATATATCCAAACCAAAAATATTCATAGGTTACGATCACAGAGAACATGAAGCATATGAAATTTGCAAATATTCTCTTACTAGATTGGGTTACTATGATTTTGAAATAGTTAAACTTCGTTCAGAAGATATATCAGAATATAACAGAAACACTGGTGAACCACAATCTACAGATTTTACATTTACTCGTTTTTGGCTTCCATACTTATGTAATTATAAAGGATTTTCTATTTTTGTGGATTGTGATTTTTTATTCTTAAAAGATCCTATTGAGATGATGAAAGAGATTGATAAAAATAAAGCAGTATCAGTTGTAAAACATCCAAGATATATTCCTAATAGTAAAATTAAAATGGATGATATACAACAAAATACTTATGATAGAAAAAATTGGTCTAGTCTAATGGTATTTAATAATTCTCACATTTCTAATAAAACATTTTTACAACCAAATAATTTAAACACACGTGTTCCAGGATTGCATTTTCATCAGTTTAAATGGTTGAACGATGATGACATAGGAAACTTATCTATCAAGTGGAATGTTCTTGATGATTACTATTATATGAATAGAAATGAAATAGGTGCTATTCACTATACAGATGGTGGTCCTTGGTTCAAAGATTATAAAAAAACAATGTATTCTGATATATGGAGAAAAATGAAAGATGAGTTTCGTAACACCGAAGAAAGGTATAACTTGGTATATTAAGTGGGGAGCAAGTATTATAATTTTATTTGCTGTTGCTTGTAGATCTGTTGAAGAAGTTCCAAGAATTTATGATATTATTTTTAGTTTTATTGGATGTTCAGGATGGTTTATTGTAGGCTTTATGTGGAATGATAGAGCACTGATGGTTCTTAATTCCATTCTAGTTTTTATGTTATTACTATCATTATTGAGGTTTATTTTTAGTTGACAAATGATTTTTCATATGGTATAAATATACTTGTGATTGTTTGAGGCAATCTTGAAACTAGACAGGACAGCGGGGCAGTACCGCTGCCGTCCACCATAGACACATAGAGGATAAAATGATCGAATTTATTATTAAGTTTTTTGGTAAAAAATATATTGGAGATATGAGTCAACATAGACTTCATACAACGAAATATGAAGACCTATGTATGTAATATGTATCTATGATGGGCGGCAAATAGGATCGACTGATAGTGTAGGGAAAGTTTAGATCACCGGCATGATACCACCGTTATCGGGTCCGTTAAATAGTTGCAAACGATAATGCACCTCTTGACTATGCTCTAGCAGCCTAGTCTGGGTCCGGTGGGAACCTGGAAACAGAATCCCACCACTTAACCACGGAGATTGTTATGAAGAATATAAATTTAAATGAAAATTTTAGTCATCAAAATATTCTAAATGAAATACAAAAATATTGTATTGATAAAAAACTTGAATATATTGATGGTGTAGTTTCTTGGTGTGAACAAAATAATGTTGAGGTTGAACTTATTGCAGGTTTAATCAAAAAAGATCCAGTTATGATGTCAAAACTTCAGTATGAAGCAGAAGAATTGAACATTCTAGAGAAACCAAAAAGACTTCCCCTTTAATGACACCATTTGAAGCATTTTCAATGTACATTGCATTGAAAAATCACTTCACTCAGAAGAGGTTTGACTACCTAAAATACAATGGTAAGTCACGAATGACTCAAAAATCATTCGAAAAAAGAAAAGATAAGATATTTTTTCAGAAGTTAGCAAAACACGAAGATGTTCAAGGTTTCCTTATTGCTAATTTTATCAAAAATCCCAAAAGTTGGATCAAAGAACTTGTCTATTCTGAAGAATCAGAGAGAGAATATAGGTCTTGGTTGAAGAAACAACAGTCTTTGACTTATTTGTTTAAGCAAGACCTATCAAAACTTGATGATGACTTCAATCAAAACCTAAAAATAGAGCAAAATCAACACCCAATAGTGTTAAAACTTTATTTGGGTAACAAAATATCGTTAGAAACACTCTGTATACTGATTAAAATGACAAAAACTGAAAAATATTTTCATAAAAATCTAAAAGATGAACCAATATGGGAAGAAATTGAGTTAAAAATTAAAAAATACACACCATTTATTCAGTATAATGAAGAAAAATTAAAGAAAATAGTCCTTGACTACTTTAAATGATTATGTTATATATAATCTTGACTCAAATGAGTCATATTCAACACTCAAACACTCAAACACTCGAAAGGAAATACTATGGACTTCTCTAAATTGAAAAGTATGTCTGGAAAAAAGTCAATGGAAGCTCTTAATGCAGAACTTTCAAAGATGGCAAACCAAGACAGTGGTAAAAAAGGTGCAGATGAACGGTTTTGGACTCCTACAGTAGATAAATCAGGTAATGGCTACGCTATTATTCGTTTTCTACCACCTCCAAGTGAAGAGGATGTTCCTTTTGTTCGTCTTTATGACCACGGTTTTCAAGGACCAACTGGACTTTGGTATATTGAAAACTCTCTAACAACAATTGGTAAACCAGATCCAGTTTCTGAGTATAATTCAAAACTATGGAACTCTGGTGTAGAGTCTGATAAAGAGATTGCTCGTAAGCAAAAACGTCGTTTGCACTTTATTAGTAACATTTATGTTGTCACTGATTCTGCAAAACCAGAAAATGAAGGAAAAGTATTCCTTTACAAGTATGGTAAGAAAATCTTTGAAAAACTAAATGAAGCTATGAATCCACAGTTTGCTGATGAAGAGTCAGTAAACCCATTTGATTTATGGAATGGTGCAAATTTCAAACTCAAGATTCGTAATGTAGAAGGATATCGTAACTATGACCGTTCAGAGTTTGATTCTCCATCTGCTTTGAGTGAAGATGATTCTGAACTGGAACGTATCTGGAAATCAGAAAATTCTTTGCAAGAGTTTGTAAATGAATCCAATTTTAAGTCCTATGAACAGTTGAAGGATCGTCTTATGCGGGTTCTTAATATGGAACAAAAACAAGAACCAGTATATCGTCCAGAGACGGATATTCCTGAAACTAAACAACCTGAATTTTCTAATACTGATTATCAGGTTACTAGTAATAACGACGATGATGATGAATCATTGGAGTTTTTTCAAAAACTGGCAAATAGCTAAGTTTAAGGGGAGCATTGCTCCCCTTTTTTATGTATCACCCATATGTACTTCTGAATCTATTTGTGGTGTAGGATCTATTGGGGTTTGTCGAGGAGGTGGTGGTGGAGGAGCTAATGGTTGTAATGATGGTGGTGATGGTTTTAATAATGGGTGTGTTAAAGGAGTATAATTTATATTTTCAAATCTAAGCGGATCGGTTGGTGGTTGTTGAGGTTGTTGTGTTCCTGCTAAAAACGCTGCTATTGCTCCTATGTCATTATTAGAGAATGTCGTTTGGCTATCCGAAACTTCTGGTAATATATCTTCTCGTTTTGGTGGAACAACTTCTCCACCTCTTCTTGGTTTAGGAACAGAGGGTTCTGGTTTATAATTATTATCTTTCTTATACCTCTGCATTTCATAAAGAATTCTAGGAGCAAAACTTCTTTCTGTGACATATTCACCACTTGGTAATTTCATACCAGCTCCAGATGGTGCTCCTGGATCACCGTGTGGTGTTTGAAATGTAACTCCAGGTATGCGACCTAAAGTATCGGCGTTTAATCTTGCATAATCTCTAACAAAGTCTGGATTTCCCATTAATTCCCTGAATTTTGGATCATTTGTAAAACCAGGTTCTGTGTGAAATGTTCCAGGTACACCTCCGACTCTACCACCCCTTCTCCTTTTATTTTCTGAGGTAGTATAAATACCAGGACCGTATTTTCCACCTCTTCTTATTCTATAATTTTCATAACCGTATTGTGCTGCTAAATTTACAAACTCATCTCTATTCTGTCTAACTGCATCTAGTTCTTCTTTTGTAATATCATCAGGTACAATAATTTCATAACCTTTTGCGCCCCTACCAGCAGCATTGAAATCTAAGAATACTGTTCTATTTCCTGGCGTTCTTCCATATCTTTCACCTTCTCGCCTCATTTCTCTTCTTGTTCTGTATTCAATACCAAAATCGCCTGGAGGGCCTGAAGGAATTCTTTTTGAGGGTTCTACACCAGTTTGTTCTTTATCCTTCTGTTCTTTTATTCTATTATCAGATGTATCTTCTGGTAGATTAAAATCTCGGTTTGTTCTTGTTTGTGGTGTTCTAGGTGATTCTTTTGTTAACCCAAGACTTTTACCAACTGTTGCTGCTAATGCAGGAACAGAACCTAGAAGTAATCCTACTAAAGCAGAAAGTAAAGATGGATTCTGTTTTAAATAGTTTATAATATCATCTTTTGTTATTGATGATAAACCTTTAAGTCTGTCTCTTAATGTTGTAGATTCCTTTTTT